CAAAAATAATTTATATCTTTGAAATAAAATTTTAAATTATGCCAAATTATAAAGTAATAAAACCGTTTTATAAATTGAACGAAAAGAAAAACTATTCTATTGACGATACTATTGAATTATCAAAGGAGGACGCGAAAGCGATGGATTGGTATGTTGTAGAAGTTAAAGAAACTAAAACCAAAAAATAATGACTAGTTATTTAGACGTAATATCTTTAGAACGTGCAAAGTTGTACTTAAAAGTTGACGAGGCACAAACTGAAACTGATGACGAGATTACCAGTATGATAAAATCGTCTTTGTCTTTTATTGAAAAAAGAACAAACCATATTTTTTTGACTAGGGATAAAGTTTATTACAGAGACTGCGCTCTAGTAAATCGAGTTAAGGTTTACGATTATCCAATTGATAACTCAGAAACTGAGTATGATATTGTTTATCGACAATTATATGCTTTTGTGCCAACGGTTGACGATATGGTTACTTTGACAATAGGTTACTCTAGTGTTGACGATATTCCAAACGAACTAATTGACGCGGCCTTACAACTTATAAAAGTATGGTTTTACGAAAGCGAAAAACAAGTTAATAGCACTTTAATACCTTTATCAGTTATGGAGGCAATTGACGTAAACAGACGATTTATATAATGTTATCTAGAAAATATACAAAAGCAATTGGTATTTGGGAGACTACAAACGTTCCTGACGGCTTTGGAGGCTCTACGGTTACGACTGCGCTTGTTTATTCAGTCTGGGCAAATGTAGAAACTAAAAGAGCCTACATAAGAAATGAGGAGGGTCAAAACGATAACTTTGTTCAAACGGTTTTCACAATTAGAAACCGTTACGATATTGATTTTAACGAAAAAACAAACTTTATAAAATACAACGGATTAACGTATAACATTGACTCAATTTTAAATATTGATTTAAACAATATTGATATTGAAATAATGGCAACACAAAGGATATGAGCGTAAAAGGCCTTAATAATGTACTTTCAGAACTCAGGGCCAACGCAAAAGAGGCTGAGCAACTTATTGCTGGAATTACTATGGTTACTGCCCAGAAAATGGAGGAGAAAGCCAAAATAATGGCACCAGCAAACTTTGGTAAATTAGGGCAGTCAATAAATTCGTTTAAGGTAACAGAGACAAGTTACAAAGTTGTTGCTGGTGCTCCTTATGCGGCTTATGTAGAGTTTGGAACTGGAGGACTTGTAAGCGTTCCCGCTGAGTTAAAAGATATTGCAATTACCTGGAAGGGCAAAGGAATAAAAAAAGTAAATTTAAGGCCAAGACCTTATATGTACCCTTCTTTATTGTTTGGCAGAAATTTATATTTAGAAACGCTTAAAAAGGCACTTAAAAAATACGGAAATGTTAAATCCTAGTAAATATGTAAGAAAGGCAATATTCGACATTATTAGCGACGAATACGAGTGCTTTGATATGCAAGTAACTGGAAACAAAAATCCAACCGAATACGTCATAATTTCAACTCAATCAAAGGAAATAAACAAAGCGACCAAGTGCAATTATCGTTGGCTTAGTTATACGCTTTTGGATATTGTAACAATTTACAACGGAGCTGGAAATACTGGATCTCGTTTAAGAGCTGACGACATTGAAAATGATATATTTCAATTAATTGAAAATATAAACATTGACGGTTATGAGGTTATAAATCGTACATTTGAGTTCCCAGATACCCTTGATAATATTTCGACAACGCAAAACGTTTACAGAAATTTTATTAGAGTTATATTAGAATTAAAATAAATTACTATCTTTGAAATAAATTTAATTAAAAAAAATAGAAATTATGAGCATAAGAGGCGAAAAAGGAATACTTTACATTTGGGATACTGCGGCTTATAAGCCAGTGGCTTGTTTGACTTCAAATGGTTTAAACACAACTTTGGCAATGATTGAAAGCACAACTAAATGCTTTCCAGGAGTTGTTAAAAAAACACCTGGTACATTTAGTTATTCAGTAGATGCAGAGGGTGAATATATTGACACAACAACTGCTGGAGGTGATACTGCAAAGACTTCACACGATGCCTTATTTTTGTTGCAACAAAACAAAACTTTAGTAGAGTGGAAACTTGACACTAATATTGATGACGCAACTTCTGTTAAATATTACGGAGATGCCTATATTACTGATTTAAGCGCAACTTTTGGAAGTGGTGACGAGGTAACAACTTTCTCACTTACTTTAGACGGTGACGGGGCGATTTTACTTACTGATCCGAATGACTAATGAAAAAAATAACTTTGTTATTAGGAGGTCAAAATAGAGACTTTCACTTTGGAATAGGATTTTTAGGAATGTTTTTGGAAAAAAACAATATTAAAATATCTGAGGTTATGGACTTTATAAAGGATAATCCTTTTAAGGCCGTACCAGAGTTAATGTACTGCTCACTACTTTTTAACTACCAAAGGAGTGGACTTCAAGTTGATTTTGACTCTTGGGACGTTGCAGAGTGGATTGATGAGGCTGGAGGAATTAACGGCCCAGAGGTTGAGCAATTTTCAAACGCTTTTTTGCAATCAATGGTTAAAGACGTGCCAACAACTCCAGACGTAAAAAAAAAGGTGACGACAAAATAAACTGGGCGGAGGACGTAATATCCTTTTCAATAGGTGAGTTAAAAGTGGCGGATTTGGATACGGTTTACGATATGACGTGGGCAGAGTTTCAAATCCGCCTCTTTGCATTTAAAAGAATGGAGTTAGTTGAATACTCAAAGATGAGGGAAATGATGTGGATCAATTATATTGCTCCTCATTTAGACCCTAAAAAAATGGTTAAAAGAAAAGAGCAGTTAATGCCTTTGACAAATGATAAAAAAAGTTCTGGAGGAGTTTCAGAAAAACAAAAAGAAATTTTTATAAAAGAGTATAAAAAATGGCTGGAAGTAAGCTCGAAATAGGTATAGGGGCGGATATATCCGACTTTTCAAAAAAAATCAAAGAGGTTGAATTTGACCTAAAAGAGCTTTCAAAGTTAAAAGTTGAAAGGCTTAAATTAGGCTTGGATACTAGCGAAATTAATAATCAAATAAAGGAGGTAAAAAATACTTTACGAGATTTAAAAACAACGTCAAAAGATACTGGGGCGGCTTTGTCATCTACTGGGGCGGCAATGGGTAACTTTGGAAAACAAACCGCAAACGGTGGCTCAGCCTTAACCGCATTTTCAAGAATTGCTCAAGATGCTCCATACGGTATTATAGGCGTTGGAAATAACATAACAAATACGGCAGAACAGTTTGGATACTTAGTTAAACAAACTGGGAGCGCGAGTGGTGCTTTTAAGGCAATGCTTAGTTCATTGGCTGGTGTTGGTGGTGTTCTTTTAGGGGTTTCTTTACTTACTACTGGTTTAACTATAATGGCCCAGCAAGGGTTAAGCGTTGGCGATGTATTTGATAAATTAACTGGCAATTTTGATGAGTCAAAAAAAGCAATGTCTGAGTTAAACAAAGAGGTTGTAAAAAGTGCGGGTACAGAAATAGCAAGTATGAAAGGTTTACTTTCTGCTGCTCAAGATGATAATTTATCTAGAAAAGAAAGATTATTAGCAGTAAATGAATTACAAAGTCAATACCCCGCATACTTTGGAAATTTAAAAAAAGAGCAAATATTAAACGGTAATGTAACTACAACCGTAAATGAACTTTCAAAGGCTTTAAGAGCCAGAGCAATGGCAACTGCGGTTGCTGGAAAACTTGGAGAGTTAGCCGCAAAAAGATTAGATTTAGAGGCTAAAAGAGAACAAGATATTTTAGATATTCAAAAACAACAAGATTATTTAAGAAAGCAATTTGCAAAAGGTACGGCTGCAAGTCAAGGAATAAGTTTTGATGAATATTTAAGAATAAATTTAAAATCATTAAGAGACCAGTATAAAGAAACTCAAAAGGAGATTAAAGAATTAGATAAACTATCTGAAAAATATTCAACAAGAGAAAATCTAGCAACAAAAGAGTCAATTAATTTATATGAACAAAAGGCCAAAGCAATAAAGGCTCCAGAGACTTTCAACACGCCTCAGGTTAGCGGAGTCAATTCTTTATTAACACCCGCTGGTCTTGTGCCTTTAGTTATACCAGCGGTTGATAGTGAGCCTTTTGCAAAATCAATAAGCAATTTAGCTCCTTTAATTTCTGAGGCCTCTCAAAATATGCAACTTGCATTATTGGAACTAAATGCGGCCGCAAATGAATTAATAGTAAATACTATTGGATCAACTTTTGGTCAATTAGGAACGTCAATAGGAACGGCCCTAGCAACTGGAGGCAATGTTTTACAAGCAATCGGACAAACTCTTTTGCAAAGTTTAGGAGCATTTTTATCAGATTTGGGAGGAATGCTTATAAAGTATGGTACTTTAGCAGTTATTAAAGGTAAATTAGACTTAGCAATATTAACGGGTGGTCCAGTATCTATTGCTGCGGGTTTTGCCGCTATTGCCGTAGGTGTTGCATTAAAAGCGGCAGCGGGTGCAATAGGCGCAGCCTCAAGCGGAGGAGGTCGCCAGGCCTCAACTAGCGGAGGCTCAAACTCAAACTTTTCCTCTAGTTCTGGAGGCTTTAGTTCAGCAACCTCCAACGGTGGAACGGTTGTTTTTGAGATAGCTGGTCAAAAGTTAGTCGGGGTTTTATCGAATACATTAAACGCAAATAAAAGGCTCGGAGGCCAATTAGGAATATCATAATGGCAAAAAAAATAATCATATCATTTTCAGCGCAACCAATTACAACTGGGCCAGGTTGGAGTTATTCAATTGAGTCAAACGGTATCCCTTTACCTTATAATAGTGGCGCGATTGATTGTACAATTAATTTTGTACCAAATGGAGACCCTAAGACTTTAACTAATATTCCAATAGGTGCAAACTTAACTGAAACCTTAACCATAACTTTGGCTCATTTGCGAGAGTTTTACGTTAATAGTGCAATTGATTACAATATTGTTAATAATACAATTGAGGTACTCATTAACGCTGAGGTTGATATAATTGTAAGCGAAAGTATAAACGCAAATATTTTAATAACTCAGTCTGAGGTTGAGCCTAGTATTAT